TCCGCTAAAATAAGATCTGTAGTTGTCCAAACAAACTTTTTCTCCACTAACATTTAAGGGGTTGGTGCCGTAAGGACCTAGTTTTATTCTGTCGTCATCAAATATATCCATCAACGGCAAACCAGCTTTGTCAGTAACAGAAAACACCGGAGCATCAGGCCCATATCCCGGAGACAAGGTCAAGAGAGCCCCGCTTGCGTCATCAAAAGTTAAAGACTTATTCGCGTTAACTCTCGCTGTAACTCCATCGAAGTCCACAAGGTTTGCCTTAAGACCTGCGTTAAAAGTTTTTTTAGCCGTGAACTTGGTAGAAGTGTCTGCCAATACATTATCAATCGCGCCGCTAACATTAGCCCCTGTTGCTTCTAGGCTTGTTTTTAAATCACCGCTAGAATTTGACACTATGCCAGTAACTTCGGCTTGACCGGGGACTTTCATCCATCCTGCTTTGACTGATGTATCTCCAGTCGCAATAAAAAAACCAAACGTGTCATTATGCCCCGAGGAAAAAGCTAAGGCTCCGCTCGGCGCATTTACGGAAAAATCTCCTGAACCAGTATGGTACGAACTTCCAGATTTTAGAAACTCGCCACTAGTGTCAGCAAACTGACCCGAAACATTAGTTATTTGCCCAGAAAGATAGCCGCTCGCTCCAGTTGCAAAGCTCTCCGCATGACCAGAGACATCATCAGATTTAGTCTTAAGAAATAATCCAGATGAATCTAGAGCCCCAGAAACAGCAGTGGTTAAGCCAGAAGTCCTACTCATGATATCGCCACTATAACCGGTCATAGACTTTGGTCCGCCCTGTGAAAAAGCGACAAAGCCAGAAGTATTATCATGTGTATAAAAGCCAGATTTGTTTGTGGCGCTACCAGAAAGTTTCGTGTTGAATAGCTTAAGGAAGCTACTCTCATCTACCTGACCAGTTCTAATTGTGCTTGCCATAAAAACTTATTCGACTTTATTTACACTTAAAAAAGCATAATAGGCTCGAAAGTTTCCTTGTTAGTGTCGATTTCGACCTTATTTATGTCGTTATAAAGTTTAAGACCCCAATTTGCCAACATTAATGAGGAATAATTATCTTTTCTTGCTTTGTTTACAGAAGTGGACCTTTTTAGGTGCTGAGGTAGGTCAAAATTCTGAGACCCCCTTGCGGTTGCCTTATGTTCTACTAAACTGCATTGTTTCTTAGTTTGGTAAATCATATCATCTTGATGCTCAATAAAGTCAAGCATAGACCATTCTTTTCGGTCATCAATAAATACTAATTTTTTAGGATAGGGTAATCTTATAGAACTAGTTCTATTAAAAAATAATTCATTTGAAGCCGTCCTAGAAGCGAACCAAATTTTTTTATAGTCTATACAGGCCTGTAGGTGTTCATTAGCTCTACGTATGAAATTACTAGTAAATACTTGATTAAAACAAATTTGATGGTTTTCTTGATTGTATTTTTGTTTAGCTTGTCTCAAAGTTTTTTGATATTCTATTCCTTCTGCGTCTGAGTTTAAGGGTATGGTTTTTAAATTTATTCTAGCATCTTTAAAGAATTGAGATTCATTACAGCTATCTAAATAGGTATCGGATCCAGCATTATCAAGACATATAAAAACAATATTAAAAGCCTGAAGTAAATAAGCTAAATATTTTACATGTTTGTTTAGGCTTCCAAGTCCCGCATAAGTATGCACTAAGGTACCTTGACCCGTATCGTCGTCTATCTCTATGACAGACATAGCAAAGTAGTCGGCCGTAGGACTATCGCTCATATTGGGGTCAATTCCCATTACATAACGCCTACCTGTTCTGCCGACCATAAGAGTAGATGGTTCTTCATCACTTTTCAAAGTGCACATCTCCATCTTCTTTGCGCTAAAGTAGCTATCACTTCCATCTGTAAACTGAGCGCAATATTCTCGCTGGAACGAAAAGTGGGAAGACCCTCCTTCTTGGGCTTCGTCAATGATAGTCTTGTCTATCATCTCCCTTGGTAAAGCCTCATACCCCATTTGAGATACAAAGTATTTAGCGTCTCCTTCTTGTTCGTCTGATTGTATTTTCCCAATCCATTCTTGGTAGGTCTTGTAAAGATTCTCAAAAGTATAGCTAGCTGAAGACAGCGCTATCATTTTAGACTTATTTTCAAACTTAGTCCTATCTTCTTCTTTGATTACGCCCTCCTTAATTAAGCCATCTTCGATCTCTTTGATTTCCATCCTTCTCTTCATGTCTTGAGGGGCAACGAGAAATGGCATGAGTACGTTTTTGATTATGTCTTCCGGCAACAAAAGATACTCGTCAAGTACAAGTATGTTAGCGCGGAAACCACGAATCTTTTCTCCGCTTAAAGGGATGGCTGTTATAGTGCCTCCGTTTATTCTCCACTCATACTGGTCGTTTCTTTTTACCTTGGCTCCGAAGGCTTGAGCCAAAAGAGCGGCTTCTTTTGTCTCTACTATCTTTTCTATGTTATTGAAAATAAATCTTGCAGTACGAAATGTTGGGCCAGCTATTAGTATCTTTGTATTGGGTTCAAATATACATTGCAAAAAACAAAATATTGAAGCTATGAAGCTTTTGCCACATCCTCGACCCCATACACACATACTAAAATTTCTATTAAATAAGGCTCTTAAAGTTATTTCTTGGTAAGGCGCTAACTTTATACCGCTTAAAAGATACGTAGTAAAATATAAATTATTTCTTAAAAATTCAGCTAGGGTACTGCGTGCTTGTTTGTCTTCTAGAGAGCCTTCCAGCTTTGCTAATTTAGCATTAACATCTTCGATTTCTTTTTCGTATTTTGCAGGAGCTGACCACATTACAATAGATTAAGATCATAAGCTAGCTGTAGATCTACATTTTTATAGTTTTGACCACAAAAGAAAAGTTTTCTAGTCAACCTAGTAGCTTCTGTTCTTCCTTTCGCAAATAAAAACTGTACGTTATCATGATTTTGTATTATGTCTCGAACATTTCTCATCACATACTCTGGGGTTACCTGAACCTTCTTTGTGATATACTTTAGGTAATTAAATTTCATCATGTTATCTAAAGAGTTTTCAACAACTACTACGACATAAGCGCCCTGCTCTTTTGCTCTCCCTAGCTCTCTAGAAAATCTTTCGCAACCGCCAGTAAAAGTACCTATAAAGTCTTTCGTCTCTTTTCTTTCTACGAAGCACTTATTGTTCTCTTTATCGAGCCAATAATCCGCAAATTTCAGACCCTCTCTTCTTGTGCCGTAGTTTATATTTAATGGCTTTTGCTCTCTTGTATCAACAATGATTTCATAGCCTTCTTCTATACTTTCTTTGATTTTATTTTTAGGAACTCTTTTAAATCTTTTTAATAGTCCAAGCTCATAACAAAGATCGTAGTAATTACCAAACAGCTTTTGATAATAAAAAATAGGCGGCATCATGGAAGACCTCATTTCAACTTGAGTAGGAGAATACTTAATTTTCCTTCTCATTATCCTGTCTTTGATTACTTGAACACAAAATTTTCTAGCGTCTTCTTCAGAGGCCGACTCGAGGTATTTCTTCATGTTAGGTCTTGAATTAAAATAATTAGAAAAATAATGACTTTTATTTTTGAATTTAATTAAATCTCCAGTAAGTAAATCTCTCCTAGGATAATACTTTTGATAATACTCAGCCATACGCATCTTATACTTTCTGAGATACATATGGAGCTGTTTTTCTGTTTCGAATTTTTTTCCGTCTATTTTACAGACAAACTCCATTTTCATACATTCACTTAGAGACTTATCCATTTAAAGCCTCCTCTTCTGATAATCCAAATATTCTAGCCTTGACATCGTCCATAGTTACTAGCTTCTCCACCTCGTCTTTAATAGTACCCTTTCTTAGCTCTGCCATCTTTATTAATTCTCTTCGGCTTTCTTCTTCTTTCCAAGTCTCAACAAGATTCAATATACTTGCATTGTCTTGGACTTGCTTACTCAACCTATCGCTTCTCTTTTGTTTTAGGTCGCTTAGTAGTTTATGCTGTCTATTAACACAAGAGTTATATTCGTTTGTAGCCGTGCTTATAGCCTCCACTAAACTCATTGATATCCTTCTTCCCTCGTTGTCGTTGGCAGTATCATCAAGTAATCTCTGAAGTCTCCCAACCCTTCTTTGGATATTGGACGCTATCACCACTTCTCCAGACAAGACTATATACTGGTCTACTTCTTCTTGAGTTAAGTCCGGCTTGTCATTGGTATATCTAACAAACGAAGATTCAAATAACTCTCTTTCTGTTTCGTGTTCGTAGTTATTTATCTGATGAATAAACCTAAAGGTATGAAGGTAGCCCATCAACCTTTCTAAATTCTTTTTTTGTCTAGGCGTAATTTTATCTTTATCTATTCCGCTGTCGTGAACAAATCTATTAACCCTGCTTAAAACTCTATCTGGATGCTTTGGGGGTTTATACTCAAACCTCTCTTGTTGTTCTTCTGGAGTCTCAAAGTCTTCTCCCTCTAGACTTTTGCAGTAGTCCGTAACCATCCTTGTTTCGGCGCTTAGGCTTGTCAACGACTCATCTCCAAAAATTATTCGAGACATCTCAACATATTTCATTGTGCCTCTGTGGTTTCCTAGAAACTCTTTTTGTTCTTCTGATAGTTCTGGTTTATCGACTTTTTGATATTCGCTAGCTGGTATTGCATTGAAGTCTATCTCGCTTAAATATGATTTTACAGCACGACCCTCTTTGCTTCTCCCGTCTTTACCTTTGAATCCCGCAACATCTTGTATCAGATGCATTAAGGATATATCGACATCATCCCCTGCGAGGAAACTGTCTCTTACTGAAGTAAGTGCAAACTTTTGCTCATTGGTTAATGTCAGGTCATTCATACTCTTATTTTTAAAAAGTCTGTTAAAGGTATATCTTCTTTTTGTAAGTTTAAAAAGGTATCTCTCTTAATGAACATAGATTTTTTCATATCCCAACTGTCAGGATGACACATATAATCTATGGTTAGAAGCTCTCTATCTTTTCTAACGCACTTCTGGCCTTTATGGAAGCCAGAGGTCACGGCA